ACCGTCTACTAATATTTGAGGTGTTTGAATGACAGTAGTCATATTAATCCCCTATTAGCGTGAAAGTTCTTGAGCTGTACCAATAAAGTCTACAGTTAAAGTATCAGTTGCTGTTGGAGTAATTTGCATAACAGGGGTAATCAAAGCATTAGTTAAAGTAGTACCAGAAGAACCAATAGTAGGTGCTGTTACACGAGCTATCATTTGATTATTGTTGTATACTAACAAATCTGTACCGTCAAAATACAAACCTAATTCCAACCAAGTTGCAGCAGCAGCAGTTGCAACACCAGTAACCAAAGTAGTAGCTGTAGAGCCTACAGTAGATACTAAGTTAACAGAAGTGCTTGATGCAGCTTTAGCAAACCAAAGACCATCAGTAGTTGCTGAACCAGATTGCAAACCAACGTAGAAAGATTTAGTGCCAGAAACAGCAGATACTTGGAAACGAGTTGTAAACCAAAAACGGTTACCAGCGATAAACTGGAAAGAAGAACCATTCTTGTATGTAGAAGTAGCTGTAGTTGTGCCACCGGGAGTTAGAATAGCTTGACCACCAATGCCAGATGTTAAGGCAAAAGTAGAACTAGTACCAGTAACAGTGTAATCTGTACCAATAAGAGTATTGAAGTCATTCATGTAGCTAGTGCTACCTAAATTCTGTAAACTAGCTGTGTGGAAAGGGTCTGGGTAAGGATAGCTGTAAAACACTTCACCAGAGTATGCTGTGGATAAACCACTTGTAAAACGGGTAGGGTTACTCATTTAATTGTTCCTTAACGTGATGAGTTCACGCCCGAAGGCGTTAAGGTAATATAGATATTACGAATGATTTTTAATACTAGCTACAGGAGTCATGCGTTTCTTTTTAACGCCAGACAACTGACCGCCTTTGTTTTCTACTGCTTGGGTATTGCCGAGACCTTTAGGTGCTTTAGCTTTAGGGGCTGAAGTGCCTTTCATACGATTATGTACGATTGCTCCTTTAGGCTCTTTGATAATTGGATAGTCCATAATGGTTCCTTAGTAGGCAGGGAAAGGAATCTTTTAAATTCCTAACCCTGTCATTATATCACAAATTAACTCAAATGTAAAGAGCTAATTAAGGACCGTTAACGCCATAAATAGCACGTGGGTCTGTCCAACCGAAACTGTAACGCTCGTAGCCTTTAGCTTTAGCATTCATAGTATCGAAGTCATTGTCTTGGTCAAACATGATACCAACACGCTCATAGTATTTCAAACCATTTTGAACGTTAGTACGGAGGAACCAAGCATGTGGGCTTGTGAGGTAATGGTTCATTACGATACCTTCTGGAATAGCATTAGTTGCTTTCAGAACGTTGATATCGTTGTTTGCAGTACCTGATTGGAATACAGACTTGAGGATGCGGTTAGCGTTGTACCATTCTTGACGAGCTACAATCAAGCTACGTGGCATAACGTTAATGAGCAAACCACGGTCATTTTGGAAACCCATGATTGCAACAGTTGCGTCTTCCAAAGAAGCTTCGGACAAGTCAACTGAAACAGTAGGGGTATTAGCAAAAGTACCACCAGATGTATTAGGGTGAACTAATGAGCACAAAGGTTGGTTATCACCACCTGTGTAGGTTGCATTAAACGCACGATTGTAAACGTTAGCACCAATGTTTTCTTTGGTTTGACGGAAAGACATCGCCAATGCAGCAGCACGACGCTTAGAAACTTGCTCATACAAGTTGTCATCTAACTCTTCTTTAGTTACGATGTAACCAAGAGCGTATGCAACGTGTGTGTAGCGAGTTACGAAACCTTGAACTTCTGAATCGTACTGAACGCCTTGACCTTCAGACTTAACTGGAGCAAGACCAAAGCCAGTTAACTGGACGTCTTCCTCGTAGTTTTGATGTGAAGTATCTTTGTCGAAGAGATGGATATACTCTTCTGGGTGCTCGTCATAGGTCTGACCCCACCAAGCTTTAACTCCGGGCCATAGGGACTTCGGATGTGTACCAGTTGTAATTACACCAGCCATTTTATATATCTCCTATTAATTAAGCGCCGAAGGCTTGTTTGTATTGATGCTTGTTAAACACAACCAACACGTTATTGTAAGCACCCGGAACGTTTTGTGGCTCTTGGTACAGACCAACAACTTGGAACATAGACGCAGCAGTTGCAGAAGCATCGCAAGTCACATAAGTGCTTGAGAATGGTGAAGACTGAGCCAATGTTGAAGTTTGGTTAGCAGTAATTGTAGGAACTGCAGTAGAACCAACTTTAGCGTCTGCAGAAGCGTTAGCTTGTACAGAGAACACTACGTTAGGGTCAGTGATAACATAAACATAGCTGTAGCTACCAGAGTTCAAGCTAATGTATAATTTGCTCAAATCAAGGTTAGTACCTGCCAAGCTTACGCCCGGATTAGCTACACGAATAGAAGCAATAACGCCCAATGGAACATCGGTTGCTGCTGCTTTAGTAACTAGTGCAACACCGTTTGCATCATTACCAACAGCGGACTTAACGATATCGCCAATAGCGTATGTGTTAGAACCGTCGTTAGCAATAGCGTACAAGTAGCCTTGCTCGTTAAAGGGTGCACCAGTAACTGTGCCTACTGGCGACAGTCCTGTTACGGCATTTACGTTTGCCATTATTTTTTCCTTTTAAGAAAGTTTAGTATTTAATACCAGCATTATAGAAACCAGCAGAATCCACACCGGGAGTCTTACCTGCTCTAATAGCGGCATCAGTTTTATCGTTACGCTCTTGTAGTTGAGCTTGGTCTTCCATCCACCATTCTTCTTTGATTTTCATCAAATAAGCGTACATGGGTTCGCCTTTTTCGCCTGCACCTACCAAGAACCTAACCTTATCTCCTAAATCAAGATTACGTGATGTAACATTCTCCGTAACCCCATCTACCTCGCTAGGGTGAACAAATTCATAACCGTTTTCAGTGGCAGCCTGTATACGACCCGGGGTGTCATTGAAAATGTGCAAGTGATAGCCTTCAATTTGCTTTCCTACTTGCAGCTTGCCTTGAGTCCCATTAAATACGCCTTTTTTACGTTCACGAGGACGCTCTACCTTAGTAGACTCTGGTGCAGCTTCAACTTTACGTTTAATTTCAGTCATTTCTTCTTTCTCCCTTAATCCCATGAATATTCAGCAACATACTGCTCTTTGGTCATCAGACCTTGCTTAACAAATTTATCACACGCTGCTTTTGCTTCTGCAGGCAAGTTGTTATAAGACTTTTTACCTGAACTGGCTGCTGGTCTAGCAGTACCGTTCGGTGTACCTTCCATTGGATTGAAGGTAGTCTTTTTACCAAACTTACTTGGAATCATTTCAGCTAATTCCGCATCTAGCTTTTCTAAAAATGCTTTACCAACTAAGCCGGGGTTCTCTTTACGGAGTTCAACTCCTAAACCATTGGCAATACCAGTTAGCTTTGCATCTTTTCCAAACCAATCGTTTCTGTCCATCCATTCATTTAGAATAGGGTCGGCAGTAACTTGTGGAACTTCTTTAGCTTTTAATTCAGCAGCTTTTAAGTCTTCTTTAGCCTGTGCACGTTGTTCTTTAAGCTCATCCATTGCATCATCGATGGCTAGAACTCTGTCTCCACTGCCTTCATTGATTGCGTCACGCTTTGCAATCTTGAGTTGTTCAAGCTGTGTTTCTAAATCTTTAGTCTTTCGTTCAAACTGTTCCTTTTGGAACTCACGAAATTCTCTAGCAGCTTGTCTTGCCTCTTCAGCAGCTTTTTTAGCTTCAGACAATTCTTTAAGCAATTTCTCATTATTCTTACGAAGAATAGGCATAATCTCTTTGCCACGACGTACAAACGTCTCAGCATCAACCCAATCGTTCTCAGAACCACGAAACTCTTCTTTGGCTACCCAGCCCTGCGCCCTAGCTTCGGACTCGTACTGTGCCTCTTGTGGAGCTTCCTGTGAACCTTCTTGTTGCGGTTCTACTACTTGTTGTTCTTCACTCATACCATTCCTTTAAGCAAATGTGGGTCAATTAAGCCCATATCTTCATCTAGCTTGGCAACTAAGTCACCATAATTAATCATGCGATAGCTAACGCCATCTTTACCTTTGTACATCAAACCAGCGTATTTAGCGAAAGCTACTTTCATGCCAGCAGAAATAATGTCGTTAGGAACTTCTTCACCAACGGCAATAACTTCACCGGTAGTATTAGCAAGTTGCTCACGTTCACTTGTTTCGTCTGTAGCTACGATAATTCCACTAGCTGTCTTATTCTCAACCACTAAGGGCTTAATAAGAATCCTGTCAAAGATAGGAGTAATACCTGTTGTGTTAGTCATTTCGTCTCTCCACTACTGATTCCATTAACTCTTCATAGGTCATACGGAGAATGCTAGTACAAGCTGCTGCTCTGCCACGAAGATTAGCATCATCTTCAGTACCAGTTAACAACATCTCTTTTAACCACTCTCTGTCGTTATCTACAGCTTTCATAAAAGCCTGAGTAACTCTATGTTGTTTCCATTCTAGAAACTCTTGCTCGGTCACTACGACCATACTTCCTCCTTTTAACTACATTGTAAAACTCTTACTCGGTTGGTGCTGTCATTTCCTTCATGTGCTTCTCAAGGTTCATAATAGTCTTCATGCTATCTTGAATACCTTCGTGCTTAGCTTTAGCAGCACCGATTTGTGCATCAATCATTGCAATCTCATGTCCTGTACGAACACCGCCTGCTTGCTCTACAGCAAGGATTGCATCGGCTTCTAGTTTGTGAATCTTAGCTTGTTGTAACTCTGCAGCTTGCATCAACTTAGCAAGGGCTAACTGCATCTCGCCTTTAAACTGCTCTTGCTTAGTCTGCATCTTCATTTGTTCAATCTGAACCTTTTCTGAAGGACCCGGCTTGATAGCGTTAGGACCTTTAGGGTCAGGCAACAACATATCGATGTTAGATACTTTCATTGCTTTGAGGTAGTTCTTCTGAACTTCGTACATGTTCATGCCCGGAGTTGTAGAAGCTAACTGTAGCAATGCTGTAGCTTGTTGGATACGCTGTGTGTCAGATACAATGTTAGGGTCTGCTGAAGGACGTACATCAGATACAGGACCTGAGAAGTCGTCAGCATCAATAAAGTTATCACCTGTATCGCTAGCATAGTCCTCTACGCCTTGGAGGTACAGTTGATTTAAACGGTAAAGCTTACGGAACTCATCTTTAAGACTTCTGTAGGTACGTTTGAAGATACCTGAGAAAATCTTCATTCCCTGTTCTGCCATTGTTCTTGTAGTTTCTGCAGCGGTATTTTGACCCGGATTTTGTCCTGAAAGAATATCAACAGAGCCACCAATACGCTCACCGTAATTAATGAGCAAATTAAGCAAAGTAAAGAGAACTTGAGAAGGCTCACGTACTGGGAGAGGCATAATGCCTTTACGCAGGTCGTCGCCAGTTGTATCGACATGTTTCCACTCCAATGGGGCAAAGTTATAGTTACCACCACGAAGCTTAATACCACGAGACAAGAAACCACCGGCTGTGTTAGCCATTGTGCCTGTGTCAATCAGTTGGTTTAAGAGGGTATCAATACTTTGATTGAGAGGTCCTAATAAGGAACCAAAGCCCAAGTCATAGAAGCCACCGTCAGGTGAAGGAATGAATGGGAACTTAGTAAAGTAGGTTTCTGGTTGAATAGAAAGAACGTTA